ATGCCGTCTTCTGTTTTGATTCTGCCGCGCGACGCGTGAATCGTTCTCCCGCATTCAATGACACGAACTTTGACTTTGTGTGCGAAATGGATGAAGCGGGGAATATCGTTGAGTGGTTATACACGGACAACGAACCGACTCTATGGAAAAAGCACAGAAGCGAGCGGGTTGACAAACCGAAGGAAGTCAAAGACCGCGCGCATTTGAGAGCGTTAGTCCAGTCATTGGATGACGGTGAAGTGTTGCGCCTCATTGATGCTGAACGAGCGTATTTCCATAGTGGGGCTGTTGGAGGATTTATTGTGCCGAGAAGAACTTTTGATTTACCGCTACTGATACTTGGCGGATACCGAGATGGTGAAGGTATCCGTGTGAAGATTGCCGCCCTTGATGGGTTTGATACATTCCCTGTTGGATACGCGTTTGTCAAAGCCGACGACATCCCCGAACGACTGGCAAGACTGTATGATGCGCAAAGCATGATTGACATAGACGAAGGACTCATCGGTATATTCCACGCACTGTCATACGACCATGACACGAAAACACTACGCGCACCATATTTGACACGGATTGATACCACGCTTGGACAATCCAATGCAATACAGATTGGCGATTTGATGGAGAGGTAAACATGGATGAAGATGCGTTCTTTCTTGGATGGTTGGCAAGAGAATGCCGCTTTCAGTTGAGCGTTCATTTCGCACCAAAGACACGGATAGGATACCGTGTAGCAAGACGCGTGCTGGTATCACGCAAAGATGAACCCGCACTGAACATGTGGCTATCCACGAAAGGTATCAACGCACGAATCCTCAAAGACCCTGCACTGATTCAACAACTGATACGCATACTTGCGCCTGTCAAACAGCATGTTGCTGACGCTGATAACATGCTCAAGATGATTCGGTTGATGGATTACAAACGACGCAACCCTAAGCACGAAGACATTGAAGAAGTCATACGAATGATTGATGGTGAAAGTGCCGATTGACGCGGACTCTTTGTAATTATCAAGAATATTATTTTCTTGTTATAATGAGAATATTCTATTTCTATTATGATAATAATTTAATAATATCAAGAAAGCGTTAGTCAAAAACGCATCACTGTGTGATTTGTTTATAAGGGGCGCGCTCAATCCTACCGGGAAATTGAGGAAAAAATATGCCCGAACACAAACCCCAAACAATCGCCGAATACATCGGCCACGATGACCCGAACAGTCCGCTTTTCTATGTTGACGAGTGGACGAGTGATAGCCCCCAGTGCCTTCTGTTCAGCGGACCCCCCGGACTTGGTAAAACAACCGCGGCCTATCTCATCGGTCAAGAGTTAGAACTTGACATCGTTGAGTTGAATGCTTCCGATGAGAGAGGCATTGACGCGGTTCGCAACAAGATAAAGGAAATCGCATACAGCAGTTCGCTTTGGAGCGCACGACTCATTCTGCTTGATGAGTTTGAAGGAATGACCAAACCTGCTCAAGAAGCATTGAAGCGCATGATGGAGAAAAGCAACTGCTGGTGGATACTGACATGCAACGACCCATCCGGTGTTATCCCTGCAATCAAATCACGCTGTGTCCACTTTCAATTCAAGCCATACACTGTAAAACAAATCCGCGCGTATGCTGAACTCTTGGTTTCAGCCCACGGTGTGATTTCAACCGACAGCCCCGAAGCACTCCATTCATACTTTGGAGGCGACCTTCGCGCTGTGGGTAATCACATCATGAGCGGAGCAAAACTTAACGATTCTCAAACTGACCTTGAAGCATTGGCACTTGACATTGCCGCTGGTGATTGGCAGTCAACACACAAAGCCATGCTTGACATGGTTCGCAACGGCGCATCACTTCACATGGTGATGCTTCGTATCCATGAATATGTGAAATCCATCGGTTTGCCGACGGAACAATTATATGCCTTCTTCGCTGTGTGGGGTAATTTCGTGTTACGAATGCACGCGTGGCCGCTATCGGAAGAGTCCTTCGTGGACTATTTCATAGCGACCCTGTATTGCGAAGACAAAAACAAAAAGGAGGAATAAATATGCCAAACCTAAACGAAAACGGAGACAAAAATGATGAACAAAACAAAGGAGACTTTCACCCCGAAGTGGAAGAACGCCTCAAGTGGTGGGCTGAAAAGCACAACAAGACCCTTGATGACGCAACCGGTGAGTTTTACACTTACTTAAAAGCAGAACTTGGGATTGACAACCCATCCATTGAAGAAGATGACTTCTTGATTGATGCCGCAGAAACTTTCGTAGTTGAGCGACGCGTCATGTCGGGAACATCCCAAGCGAACGCAGTTGAACTTGCTGGCTACTTTGTCGGTGTTGATGCAAAGATGAGAGATGGACAAGAGCGCAAGCGCGCACCTGCTGTATCAGCGGCCATGAATGACCTTGATGATGCAATTCAACAAGGACTTGTGGCACGCGCTTATACAGAAGACGGCGTTTGGATGCTTGAAAAGAAAGATGGTCCAGTGAAGACAGATGAAACAGCGGACTCAAAGCCGTGGTTCCTGTTTGATGAGAACGGACTCTCAATCGCAATCTTGCAGAACAACCCACAGTGGGCGCGCTTCGGTGAACCAATTACACCTTACCGATGGCAACGCACTTATCATTTCCTCGGAAACACCAAAGAGAACTTCTTGGATGAACAAAAGTTGCTACGCCTCACTGTTACATCAAACAACCCCGATGAGTGGTTTGTTCCACAACTGTTCAGCGAGTGTGTTGTCAAAGTCCGCGCGCAATCGGAGAATGTCAAGCCGGAATGGGCTGATACATACAACACCTTTGCGCTACCGGGAGCATTAACATACGGAAACAACTTCGTTGATGAGCATGTTCGTGGTGCAATCACACCACCAAGACTCATTCCCGAACTTGATTCATACATCAAGGACATGTCAACACTTGCCGAAGTCTTTGAGACACGCCAAGAAGTCATCCCCGGATACAACCCTGTTGGTCCAATGGTCTTCGTTCGTGGCAAAGTCAGCGACATGAGAAAAGAAGCGCGTGAATCGGAGTGGGACCAAAGCGGCCACGACTATTCAATGAGCCTCACATCATTTGACCTTGCGAGAACATTCAACGGTGGTCTTCGCCAAAACCTACCATGCTACATTCATGGGCTACTTGGTGATGAAGGACACCCGTTCCATTACGCAACCGAGGAAGGTTGGAAGCCATACGCTGTGAAGTCCACCGTCATCGTCTTTGGGCGATTGGCTGTGCGCGCAACCGAAGACGGTCCAGCACCTTCCATCAAAACCCTCGGAGTTTACGCAGTCCCACGCCTTACCATCCCTGCGGGTGAAGGTGGCGACACATCAACAAGCCAATACGGAGAGTGAAAAAAATGCCAAACCTAAACGATTTGAAGAAAGAAGCCAAGAAAGAAGAAGAAGTCTTTGACCCAAGCACCGGAGAAACAACTCCGGTCGCTTCGGTTGATGAAACCGTTGAATACAACGGTGAATTGAAATCAACACCGAAACCAATCGGCCTCACTGTGTGGGATGAGATTGTCAACGCTGGTGAAACAATTCCAAACAACATGATTCTGTGCGGACTCGTTGGACCCGAAGGGGTCGGCAAGACGGGTATCGTTCTTGACAGCATGACCGATGAAGAAAAGAAGCGCGGAGATGTTATCTTTGTTCTTGACTTTGACGGAGGCGGACAGACAACTCGCGTTACTCATCACCGAGAAAACGCAAACAACATCCGATGTCTCAATCCAAATGTCATGTTTGAAACACTTGATGCAGACGGAGAAACGCGTGAAGCGATTGACTATCCAGCAACACATCGTCGTGTGATGAAGATTGGACAAACGCTGGTTGACTGGGCCGCAAGACCCGGAGACAAGCCGCGTCTTCATTCTGTTCTGTTTACCGCTGTTGACCTTTGGGACAATGTTGCAACCAACTGTATGTTCATTGAAGATTTGGGAACTGCACCCGATGGCATCGGTGCCAAGATTGCACCTCATCAGCAGATTGGTATGAGATTCAATTGGCAGATTCGTTCAACACGGTTCCACCAACTCACTACAATTGCACGAACTTTGATGTCACTTGGAGTCCGCGTCTATCTTGAAACTCACTTCAAGGATATACAAGACAAAGCCGGAAACATCACAGGAAAGAAAGCCGCTTGGGAAAAATCCACAGCCAATTACCTCAACCAAATCCTCTATTTCCACAAGAAAAAGGTGCGCGGAGAGGATGGAAAGACTACGGGAGAAACCCGCTACGAAGTTGAGTTTGTCAAATGCAAGACGAACCCCGAACTTCTTGACCAGCGAAGAACAATCATGGTCACAAAGCAAAACGCTTCTCCCGAATGGTTCGGACTACCGGAACTTCGGGAGGGTCATATTTGAGCGACTGGAAGCGAACAGGCAAGCCAGCGCACAACAAGGGCGTTGAGCGTAGCGCGGAAGATGAACCCGAATGGGAAGCCGACCCTGCATGTCAAGTCTGCGGGGGAAGTGGCACAGTTTGGAGTGAACAACCTGTAATGAATTACGAGGGAGAATGTGTTGATGTTGAGTTCATCAACGAACCTTGTGATTGTGTATTCGCCAAGTGGGTCCTCAAAGCCGACCCGCATTGTCGTCAATGCAAAGGAACAGGCGCGGTTCAAGAAAGACTGATACACCCGGACACTCATGAGGAATACATCAAGTTCCACGATTGCGTCTGTTTGCGATTGGTAAAGGAGATGACTACATGACTGAAAAAGTAAGACACATCAAAGGAGAAAATAAACCAAGACTATGCGGCGCGACTGCAAATGTTGAACCAGTTGGCACGAATGTCAAACTACCCATCTGTAAGGAATGTCAATCAATCCATTGGATAAAGACAGGAGAGGTGATTGAATGACTTTGGTTCAAGCCACATTCAACAACGATTCACTTTGGGCGTTTGTAACAGGCTTCGGTGAAGGTGTCAATGACCTTCGCTGTGATGTTGCGAACATGAGACTGACCGGCCATGCTGACACTGCTACCCACTACTTCACCAAGTCAATCGGTATCCTCATGGAAGAATACAAAGCGGGTCCAGTTTACATCCCCGATGTTCACAAAGTCGGCGCGTTTCTCAAATCTTGCAAAGAGGACAACACCACCATCCGACATGTTGGCAATACGCTGACATTGAAGAACGGCAACGATGAGTTCAGCACGCCTACTTCCGAGTATGTTATGTCTTACTCAACCGTTGACAGGGCATTGGGAGCAATCAACGCGGCCAAAAAAAACTCATGGCAGAAACTTGGCCGCGCGGATTTACAATCTCATGGTAATTTCAGCATGGAAGAGATTCGCGGTTTGTCCGCGCTGACCAAAGTTGTAGGTAAAGATGCACCAGTCCGAGTTTCAATTGCTGATGGCGATATGACAATCACCGCTGGAAATCAACGAGGTGCAAAGATGAGCCGACAAATTGAGATTGATGCGAAGGACAACGGTAGTTGTGAAACCATCTTTGGTTCGCACCTACCGAAGTTGCTCAACCTCATGCCAAGCGGAACAGTAATCTTCCACATGGGAAATAGAAGCGCGCTTGTCTTAGAACACGCCGAGGTTGCCGCTTTGTTGATTCTCAAACATCAAGAGGGGGCTGACCAATGATTGCTGATGCTGTCTATCATGACGATACACCGCCATCTATCTATCTAAGATGGAGAGAAGATGGTAAACTTGTTGAGCAAACAGTTGATGATTACAAACCTCACTTCTATATTCCATCTTCAACACCGGAGTTCCGAATCAAACAGATGAAGCGTTCATTCCCCGGAGTGAAGGTGCGCAAAGAAAAAACATACGAAGGTCTTGACGGTGCCACATTGTGGAGAGTTGAAACAAACAACCCATACGATGTTGCCGCCATGCGAAACATGTTCAGCAAATCATACGAAGGCGATATGCGTTTCATTGACCAATACTTGGTTGAAGAATGCACAGTGATGCCGAAGTGGAAGCCGCGCAAGTGGTGGTATGACATTGAATGTAATACAGGTGATGATAACTTCACTACTGTTATCGCAGTCATTGACTCCGACCTTGACACACCCGTTGTCTATGCTTGGGCTGATGACAGAACCAATTGCCCTTACATGGAAGAGTTCGTGGATACCGATAGCCACACCGTCACTAAAATGGTGCGCGACCAAGAATATCAATTACGCATTTTCTTATCGGAGAAAGCAATGTATGACGACTTCATTGAGTTTCTTCACCATCGCGACCCCGATATGATGATTGCTCACGCGGGAACCTTCTTTGATATACCACACATGATTGAACGCCTTGACCATATTTACGGTCATGGCGGCGCGTCTAAGTTGAGTCCTCTTGGTATCATCCGCTATCCGAAGAAAGGTGAACGATACCGATTTGATGACCAACCAATCGCTGGTCGCTGGCAGTTTGATACAGCCGCACCTGCATCTTCCGGCACAGGTTTTGAGCGTGTGTGGAAGGATAGTGGTGGTGGTCAACTACCCAACCGCAAGTTGAATACTATCGCTGAAACATTGGGCCTCGGTTCCAAACTAACCGAAGAGATTGAAGGTATGGATGTTCACAACGGATGGTATGAGTATTGGTCCGAGTTTGTTGACTATTGTTTGCTTGATACTGTTCTGCTTCGTGGAATTGATGAAGCGCGCAATGTAACAGACTTCTTTGTTGAGATGGTCCGCCTTTGTGGTGTATCAATTCAATCAGCAACGAATGTATCAAACTTCATGCGCGGTCTTCTTGGTCGTAAGACGGACTTGATTGCGCCTTCTCGCATCAATGTGCAGAAGCCCGATATTCAAGGAGCGGAGTTTATTCTCAAAGACAACGGGCTTTACGAAGATGTTTGCGTTGTTGACTACAAGGGTCTGTATCCATCACTCATGACGGGCTTCAATCTTTGTTGGACAACAAAGCGTGATGGACCCGGACCGGGAATACTTGAAATGGAGAACGGAACATTTTGGGACCAAGAAACGAAAGGCATTCTTCCTCAAGTTGTTGATGACCTCTTTGAATATCGTGCGTTGTGCAAAAAGCGTATGCGCGAAGCAGAAACAAAAGAGATTCGTGCCGCTTGGGATACAACACAAGCCGCAGTCAAGCGCGTCATGGCGAGCCTATATGGGGCAACCGCGAGTGTTGGGTTTGGCTGGGCTGACCTTGACATAGCAGAAACAATACTGTCCGAAGGGCGACGATGTATCGCACTGCTTGATACAGTTGCAACCAACATGGGATACAATGTGCTTTACGGTTTCACCGATTCAGCATTCATTCAAGTTCCACTTGACGAAGCAGAAGCATTGGCCGCGCGAATCACAGATGTTGTTCAACGCACAACTGGCAACGACAAACTGGTTGCCGAGGTTGAAGCATACATGCCTTACTGGTTGCTTGCTGGCAAAAATCGCTACGCTGGTAAGGTATCTTATCCTCCCGAAGACGCTGGTAAAATGAAAACTGCCAACTTCATGAAGGGTAGCAGTCTTGCACCTATCAGCAAGGAAGCCGAAAGTAAAGTGCTTGACCTCGTTTGCGACGGTGCATCCGAAGCAGATGTGAGAGCAGTTGTTCTTGACATGGCTTTACCTGTGCGCAAAGGAGAAATGGATTTGAAGAGCGTTACACAATCAACAAGAATCAGCGCGAATCCAGCAGACTACAAGATATTGTCCGGTGCTTCCAAAGCCGCGCATTATTACAATCAACACATGGCAAAGGATGACCCGTTTGTAGCGGGAGACTCCGTTCAATGGACCTATGTTTCAGCCGTTCCAAACGGTTTACCTGCGACCAAAGTGGTTGCGTATCGTGAACCTGCTGAACTTGAAGGCTTTGAATTAGATGCCAAAACCATCTTGAACAAATCAATTGAAAAGAAGATTGACGGTATATTCGGTGTCTTGGGTTGGGACATTGAAGCCGCTATTGGAACACCCCGACCCGCAACCTACTGGTGATGAAAAATGTATGACGAAATAATAAAAAGAATGCAAAACCAAATTGAAGAACTGAAAGAAAAAGTCGCAAGGCTTGAAAAAGAAAACAACACATTGAGGGGCGACCTTGATGCGCTTGATGAAGAGATGATAGGCGGAGCAAAAATGGCGCGCGCAGTCTGTGAATTACAGGAAGAACTGCAACGCTTGTTCCCCGAACTTTACATCATCAACAAAATACACGCACCTACGAAAGTGGGGATGAACTGAATGCGAGCAAAAATTGAATACTTTGAAACAGGAACCAAATCAATCAAGTATGCAGAAGGACAACTTTTCTTCGGCGATGCTATGCTCTCCGATTATATCGGTTTGAAGCGCGCGGATGACGACTACTTGCTGATTCCATCAGCCACGGTCATCACGATTGAAACCAAAGAACTTGATGAAGAACTTTACATTGTTGACATTGATTCAATGAAGCGTTCAAAGATGGCCGCTGTAAAGAGAATGAACAACGACCTGCGAATGGCTGATGACTTAGGGAGGCCGTTTCATGGATAACTACCCACCCGGAATGGACTGGGGTGCATACGATGATTACCACGACCCACTTCTTGAATGCGGACATCACTCAAGCGACGGTTGTGATTGTTGGTGCGAACATCATTTACACGACAGTCAACATCTCAAAGATGATTGCAACAAAAACAACTGCGCGTTATTTTTGTGCAAAGAATGTGGAGTTGAATTAGCCGAACAAAAGGTTGAGAAAGCGCAAGATGAAGACAAAGAACAGACATGCAAGGAGTGTTTAGAAGATGACAATTGAGTATTGCTTTGATTGTGGGAACAGGATAAAGAGGTATCACAACAAAAAGTGGAACAAGAAACCTCATGAGGCGAAACACTTGGACGATGTATGCGAATGCGAAGTGCCTTTGACTCAATATTCCTCTCATGCAACAGCATTGATGGCTCAAATGAAGGGGCGTGATTTCAAATGACAGTTAAGATTTACGACGATGGCTCAAGTTATGCATGGACTCCCGAAATGGGAGAAGACGGTATCATCATCCGCATCAGCAAATCAACAGCCGGTTCAATCGGTTGGTGCGTTCAGCAAATGTGGCTTGAACAAAACTATCCGCGTCCACAGGGATTAGTCAAACATCTCGTTGTTGGTGATGATGTCCACAACGGTCTTGATTTGTTCTATCAAGCAATTGAAGGTTCGGGTGCGTTCAGTAAGATGGTGAAGTCCGGTGTTGACATGACATCTTATCTCAAGAAATACATACCCGATGAAAAGACAATCATTGCAAATCGTCGCGCGGAGAACAAAGACTTCCCCTTCTATCATGACGATTACTACTACAACATGAACTGGTTGATGGAGTTTGAAAATGCGCGTATGTCGCTAAACTCCGACAACCCCTTGCCACTTGCAAATGAAGTTCGTCTTGAAGTCAAAATCAATGTTGACATTGAAGGACATGGGACCATTCCTGTTCAATTTGTTGGTATCATTGACCGTGTGTTTGAAGCACCCGGAGGTGGAATGATGCTCTTTGAATTGAAGACCGGTAAATGGAAGGCTAACAAAGCCGCCGACATGAGAAAAGAAATGGCTTACTACAAGTTCTTGATTGACAATGCCGACCCCGAATACTTGAAGGAGCGCGGTATAAACCGACCCGTCACGCATTGGGGTTGGAGATTTTCTGCCGCTGATTTTTGGATGAGTGAGAAAGTCAAGACTGTTAGCGAGCGTGCTATGATGAAGCGCGTCAAAGACCTCATCAAGATGTATCTTGACAACCACTTCCCACCTACTAAAGACGACTTCAAATGTTCTTACTGCGACTTAATTGAGTTGTGTCCAAAATATGCAATACAGGTGAGCGAATGATTGTTAGATTGATTATTGATTTCATACGGGGGCTTCTTGAGTGAATCCACTTCACTTTGATTTCCCCAAAGAAGTTGGACTGTTCCGAAAAATTATCCACAACAACGCGGAGTTTGAACGGTATTGGAGCGGTTTGCAAAACTCACAGTGCGCGTATATGTCTGTTTACGGATTCCGAGCAGTGAAACCGAATGGTCGT